TTGTCTGCATCAGTGTTATCGCCTGTAGGAGCATTACCTGTACCTGTAGACAAAGTAATAGTCTTAGCAGTGTCTAGTGCCAACTGACCTACAATGCTTTCAGCCAATGTAAATGTTCTTGTTGACGCTGCGGTAAAGGTGCCAGATTTAACAATGTTAGATGTAATGCTGGTGCCTTGACCCGAACCTACATGTCTGTACCATACACGATATTCAGCTGTGTCCGGAGTTGTGTCAAATCCACTGTTTTCTTGTGCGTTGCTTTGCACAAATAGTGTATCTGCTGAAATGTTTGTACCGCCGCCGCTGCGATCCAAATAGAACAAGGCTGCATTTGTAGAAGCATAAATCGGTGCTTCTGATGCTACCCATGACTGTGTAGCAGAGCTCCACTGTTTGGCTCTCCAACGAGCACCACGATTAGGCTCAGTGGTCTTGATCCATATAGATCCAGTAGGATATCCTGCTATAGTAGTAGTGTTGTCGCTACGCTTGAAAGTAGGTACATCTGTGTGCGGAGTTTGTTGTAGTTTAGGACTGATGTATTCACCAGTTTGAATACCGATTGTGCTCCAAGCAGCTGTGCCATTGTCTAGGAATATTCTTCCATCTGGACCAGTAGAGTCACCTGGTGCGCCGTCTGCTGCTGAGGTACCATCGGAATAGATGTACAGTTTGTTAGCTAATACTTTTGCTGTTACGCCTGTGATAGCTGCTGCGTTGATGTTAGTTGCTATTGTTGCTAATGTGCCGCCTACAATTGAAGTGCTGTTAACAAACAATGTGCCACCAGTGTTACCGGTGTATGTAGAGCTAATTACCACTGGCCAGCTGGCCTTCCAGGAATTTGATCCCACTAACACCCATTCGCCAGCATCAACTGCTGTGCCACCACCACCGATGCCGCCATTGCCTGGAGACTTGAAGTAGATTCTTGCAAGATCTTCTGCGCTGCCGTAGGATGTATCACCTTCGACTGTACGGAACACTACTGCATAATCGCCAATTTGGCCCACAGCTTCTTTTGGTGCATTGCCTTCAATCTTAGATGGAAAGTCTGCGTCTGTGAGTACCATTGGTACTTTATTGGTGAATTTCTGGCCACCTACTGTAGTAGCGGCTGCACTGTTCCACTCTTGGATTCCCCAAGTTGTGGCCTGTGTGTCAATCCACCATTTGCCGTTTACTGGGCTCGCTCCCGGGGCATCTACTTCTGCTGCAAGTTCGTCTAAGTCTACATCAGCACGAACAATAAATGCCGCGTTGCTTACACCTAATAAACTGTATGCTGCTAATAGTCCATATTCGTTGCGTTCCGAGCCATGGATAGGAGTTGAACTCGCTGTCTGCTCAAAGAACGGAATTCCAAACAGATCTGTAAGATCTCTTTGACTGGTAACTTTAAATGCTTTGCCAGCATTTGCTTTGGTTGTTGCTGAAGCTGTGTTAGTGCCAGCCCCATTGGTTTTATCTTGGGCTGTTGCTACGACAATAAGAGGGACCGTACCAGGTTCTGCTGGTGTATAAAAACTCTCGTCGATTACCGTAACTTGTACGCCTGGTGATGTTAGTGCCATATCGCCTATTCTCCTGGTAATAGTTGCTCATAATATTTAGCATACTATTCCAAAAACAGCGAGTTAGATGCATAACAAAAGGGGTAGAAAAGGGTAAATATCACATGCGACCACTCTGCAAGGCCTGCGCACAGCGACCCCGAGCCGTTAACTATTACAAAAATAATCGTGCCTACTACAGAACACTGTGTGAAATCTGTTTAGCGCATGGTGCATCAGCACATGTGCCCCGTTGGCAACGGGCAGGTTATCGTATGAAGGCTCAGTGCGAAAAATGCGGGTACAAAAGTCAGCACACACAGGTGTTTCGTGTGTTCCATGTTGATGAAAATCTCAATAACTGTAGACCCGCTAATCTCAAAACTGTGTGTTTGAACTGTGCTGCGATATTAGGCAAAGAGGGAATCACTTGGCGACAGGGAGACCTTGTGGCCGACTATTAGATTTGCGCTTTGCTGATACAGTTCGTCAATGGTACCGTTGTTATTGATAACGCTGTCAAAATCACTGCCTAACCAAGCCCATTCAGACGCATGTATTTTGCGCATCTTCATAGCATTAAGACCTATGTTGTTGCCTTGATTAGCACTCACAGCATCGTTATACCATTCAGGTAACTCGCCACGCTGTACCCAGACAATTTGTCCGCCTGCATCTTTGATTGATTTAATTTCGTTTGGAAAACGGCAATCTGAAATCACAATGTGATCTTTGCTCATACGCAGTTTGTTTTCCAATGAGGCGATCCAGATATCATCGTGGAATGATTTACGACACACTTCTGTGCCCCAATACTGTAGAACCCAACGAGGAGTAAGTGTAGGCATATCTAACCGCTGTGCCCACCACGGATCTACTTGCTCTCGCCATTCGCGAGCCTGTGCAGTGCGTCCTTCTAACAGAGTTCGATCCCACCCAAATACCGCGGCTACAGCATCTTTGAGAGTTGACGCAAAACTTTCTCTACGAAATTCGTGAAAATTAACCAGATAGTCAGCTACAGTGTCTTTGCCTGAGCCAATAAAACCGCATACACCTATGATCATAATGTCCTCCAATTAAGAACATTATAACATGTATGAAATTAAGATGTCAACCAGTTATCCAACCCCAACCCTGTGTAGTAATACCAGTTTTGAGATCTTCCATTAGTTTTTCTATTTCGGTTTGACCCTCTGTGATCAGTGCTGTTCCGTTGAGCTGTGTGCCGCCTTGTGGGCCTGCGATCTGCCCAAACTTGCTTCGGGCTTGCCCTAACATCATTTTACAGTTGGCCAAAGCATAGTCCTTGATCCATTGTCCTGAATACACATCGTCTATAATAGCAAAGTCTGGCTTGATATTATAGACCATTAGCATAACGCTTTCTTCACCGCGGGGACGTTGATGTATGATAATTTTATGGTTTTGTGGATTCCATGTAAAATTAATGTAGCTACCAAACATCTTGCCCACTAATTCTTGATACTGACTAAACAATTCATAGGTTAGCAGCCCGCCCATGTTAGTTGAGCTTAACAAATAGGTGTTGGCGTAGGCTAAGTTAAATGGTTCAAATACTGTGCCACCTGTGCCGTTACCAGTTCTTGATCCTACTGATCTGCGGAATATCTGACGTACCTGCTGTATTTCTTTAGGCAGTATGTACTCGTTGGTACTCTCAGTTAGAGTTAAAAACATGTAGCTTTCTTCCACAGCATTATCTGAACGCTGGCGGAAAACTGCTAGAGCACGATTAAGTGCTGTGTCGTAGTGTATGGGATCTAGTTCTACATCTACCATACCATCGCCTAGCATGGTTTTGCAGTAGTTGTAAACAGAATTTTTGGCTTGGTCTGATGTGCTCATACGAGTATTTATCGTAGCGGTAAATATATGACTATGCCAAGACTCAGTTTATACCGTCCCGAAAAGGGCAACGATTACCGCTTTATAGATAAATCCGCCTGGGAAATGTTCCAAGTTGGCGGAACAGATGTGCTGGTGCATAGGTACATAGGTCCCGGTGCAGCTATACAAGGTGACACTCCTAGTACTCCTACCTATGCCAATGATAATGTAGCAAACATACAAGATCTGTTATTTTTAGAAAATCGTGATCGCAAGTATGATCCCGATGTATATGTGATGCGTGGTGTTTACAATATCTCTGACATTGATTTTAACCTCAGCCAGTTTGGGCTGTTTCTACAGAGTGATACTATTTTTATCACGTTTCATATCTCCGACACCGTGGAAAAATTAGGTAGAAAAATCATCGCAGGCGACGTTATAGAACTTCCACATCTCAAAGACGAACATGCTCTCAATGACCTAACCTTTGCGCTGAAACGTTTTTTTGTAATTGAAGAAGTCAGCAGAGCAGCAGAAGGATTTTCAGCTACATGGTATCCGCATCTATATCGAGCCAAGTGTAAACCTTTAGTAGACAGTCAAGAATTCAAACAGATCTTAGACGATATCGCAGACAGAGAATTCTACAAAGGCGCTTACAATTCGACGATAACATACTATCCTGGTGATGTGGTACTTGCTGAGAATGGTAAAAAATATCAAGTGTTGCAAGAGACCACTGGAATAGCTCCGCCTAACACCACTTATTTTGCATTAGCTGATACCTTGCGAGATGTTGTCAGTACCTACGAAAAAGAAATGCAGATCACTGCTGCGGTGCTTGATCAAGCAGAAGCAGATGCACCACGCAGCGGATATGATACCAGCAAGTATTATACACTGCAACGTACTGCCGACGGCGATGTAGAATTAGCCAGTACAGATGCTACAGATGTTACTGTAGATGCAGCCACACAAGCAACCGACGAAGCAGGTAATCTATTGTATGACACAGATGGAAATCCTGTGTATGTTGGCCAGACTGCCAGCAGCGTGATATTAACGTCAGACGGGGATGGATATGATGGATATCTAACCGAAGACGGTGTGCCTCCTAATGGTGCTCCTTTTACCGCAGGCATTTCATTCCCTAATAATCCTATCAATGGACAGTTTGCACTGCGAACAGATTATCTACCTAACAGACTATTCAGATTTGATGGCG